AGTTGGCTCGTTCCCCTGAAAACGATTCATTTGTGGCGGTGTAATGGCAGAAGCAATCACGGTCTCAAGCATTTCAGCCCCCGGATTTTATGGGTTGAATACTCAAGACTCGCCTCTTGATTTGAATGCTGGCTTTGCTTTGGTTGCGACTAATTGCATTATTGACCAGTATGGTCGTATTGGTTCACGCAAAGGTTGGTCAAGGGTTAACTCATCATCTGGCAACCTTGGTGCGAATGATGTCAAGGTTATCCATGAATTAGTTCAGACTGATGGCACTTTGACTGTCTTGTTCGCTGGAAATAACAAGATTTTCAAGTTGGGTTCTAGCAATGCTGTTACCGAGCTTACTTATGGCGGTGGCGGTACAGCACCAACTATTACTGCAAGCAATTGGCAGTGTGCATCCTTAAATGGCATCACATACTTCTTTCAGTCTGGTCACAATCCATTGATTTATGACCCTGCTGTATCGACTACTACATATCGTAGAGTGTCTGAGAAAACAGGATACCAAGCTACTGTTCCTGATGCTGACATTGTTATTTCAGCATTTGGTCGTTTGTGGGCTGCTAATACAACATCAAATAACTCTACTGTTTACTTCAGTGACTTGATTTCTGGTCATGTATGGTCTACAGGTACTGCTGGTTCACTAAATGTAAATAATGTGTGGGTGAATGGTGCTGACCAGATTACTGGTTTAGCGGCTCACAATGGCTTCTTATTCATTTTTGGCAAGCGTCAGATTCTTGTCTATCAAGGTGCAACTTCACCATCAACTATGTCTATCAGTGACACTGTTGAGGGCATTGGCTGTATTGCTAGAGACAGCATTCAGACCACTAGCACCGATGTCTTGTTCTTATCTAACTCTGGTGTCAGATCGTTGATGAGAACAATTCAGGAGAAGTCTGCTCCTGAGAGAGACTTATCTAAGAATATTCGTAATGACTTGATGAGTGCTATTGCTGGTGAGACATTGGCAAATGTTAAGTCTGTCTATTCAGAGCGTGAAGCGTTTTATCTATTGGTAACTCCTAGCATTGATGCTACTTGGTGTTTTGACACTAAGGCTTATTTGCCTGATGGTGCAGCAAGGGTTACAACTTGGGATTCAATTACTCCTAAGTCTTTCTTATCTCGCAGAGATGGAAGTCTTTACATTGGGCAGAATGGTTATATTGGGTTTTACAGTACCTATCAAGATTACACAACTGCTTATCGTATGTTGTATTACACAAACCATGCTGATCTTGGAAATCAGAATGTAACTTCAATTCTGAAAAAACTCTCTATTGTTGTTATTGGTGGAACAAATCAAACAGTAACATTCAAATGGGGTTTTGATTTCAAGACAAACTACTTGTCTGACAATTCAACTATTCCAGAACAAGGTGTTTCTTACTATGGAATTGCAGAATATGGAGCAAATGCCACAACGATTGCTTACTATTCTGATGGTGTTGCTTTGCAAACCTTAGTAGTTGCGGCATCAGGTGCTGGTAAGGTTGTTCAAACAGGTTACGAATCAAACATCAATGGAACTCCATTGTCTATCCAGAAGATTGAAATCCAAGCCAAAAATGGCAAGATGACTTAAAGGAATATTATGAGTGATTACACCAAAAGCACGAACTTTGCCACAAAGGACAATCTGTCTTCTGGCAATCCCTTGAAGATTGTCAAGGGTACTGAGATTGATACAGAGTTCAACAATATTCAAACTGCTGTTGCAACTAAAGCAGATTTGGCAAGCCCTACCTTTACTGGTACACCAACACTTCCAACAGGCACTATTGCAACTACTCAGTCTTCTGGTAATAGCTCGACTGCATTAGCAACAACTGCTTTTGTTCAAGCTGCATTGGCAGCGATATATCCAGTTGGATCTATTTATACAAATGCAACTTCAAGCACTAACCCTGCAACATTGCTAGGTTTTGGTACATGGACTGCATTTGGTGCGGGTCGTGTCATGGTTGGTTTTGATTCAGGCAATGCACTGTTTGATACTGCTGGAGAAACTGGCGGTAGTGCTGATGCAATCACTGTTAGCCACACTCATACTGCAACATCAACTGTTACTGATGCTGGTCACAATCACACATATTCAGTCGTACAAACATCAGGTGGTGCTGGTGGAGGTACTTCTTCATATACAACTACAGCCACTATTAACACTGGAACAGCAACCACAGGAATTACAGTTGCCACAACCAATGCTTCAACTGGTTCAAGTGGAACAAATGCTAACTATCAGCCGTACATTACTGTCTATATGTGGAAGCGCACAGTATGATGATGCAAGACCCAGAATATCGCATTATTCATCACTTCAGTGATGGTTTGTATGCCAAGGAATCATTCTTCACAGCGGGAATGACAATCTTGAAGCATACGCATGACTTCAGTCATCTTTCGATATTGGCTCATGGCAAGGTTGCTGTCTTGCGTGGTACTGAGATTGATATTTTCTCTGCGCCAGCGTGTATTGAGATTGAAGCAGGGTTGACTCATGGAGTCAAAGCAATTACTGATTGTGTTTGGTTTTGTATTCATGCCACTGACGAAAAAGATCCGTCAAAAGTGGATGAAATTTTAATTAAAGGGGAATAATATGCCATTTGTTGCAGCAGCTATTGGAGCAGGAGCATCATTGCTTGGTGGCTCAATGCAAGCCGATGCCACTAGAGGTGCGGCTGAAGAATCTGCCAGAGCACAACTTGAATCTGCAAGACTTGCGGCTGAAGCGGCTAAGTTTCGACCTGTTGGCGTAACTACTCGTTATGGAACATCGAACTTCCAGTTTGATCCTAGCGGTTATTTGTCTGGTGCTGGTTACACTGTCAGCCCTGAGTTACAAGCCTATCAGAACCGATTACAGGCTCTTACAGGCGGTGCTTTAACTCAAGCTGAACAAGCACAACAACAATACGCACCACTTCAGCAAGGTGCTACAGGACTGTTTAATCTTGGTCAGCAGTATCTACAGCAGTCTCCTGAGCAAGTTGCGGCTCAATATATGCGTCAGCAACAAGATTTGCTTGCTCCTAGCCGTGAGCGTCAAATGGCTCAGTTACAAAACCAGTTGTACCAAACAGGTCGTGGCGGTTTGTCTGTAGGTGCTACAGGTGCTAGACCAAGTGGTGCTGCTGGTTTGGGTGCTACAACTCCTGAGATGGAAGCCTATTACAACGCATTGGCTCAACAAGATTTGCAATTAGCATCACAGGCTCAACAAGCTGGTCAGCAGAATGTTGCGTTTGGCACAGGATTGCTTGGTCAAGGTGCTGGTTTACTTGGTCAGTATCAAGCTGGTCAGGTTGGTGCATTGAGTCCATTTAGTGCTTATTTAGGTGCTGGCTCAACCATTGAATCTCTTGGACAACAACCATTAGATATTGGCGCACAGTTAGGTGGTCGTGCTGCTACTGCTGGTGCTAATGTCGGTACGTCTTTACTGCAAGGTGGACTAGCATCTGCTAGAACCCAACAAGCAGGTGCTGGATTTAGTCCATTAGGAACTGTTATTTCTGGTTTAGGTTCTAACCCACAGTTTGCAAGTGGTGTTCAAAACTGGTGGCAGAATCAAACATCTCCATATCCCGGAATTGGTTCTGGAACAAGTTACATGACACCTGAAATTACTAGCGGTCAAGTGTGGGCTCCTTAAAGGAATAAATCATGGCAACAGACATCGGTGGACTTTTTATGACTCCTGAGCAGTATCAACTGGCTCAGAATCAAGCACAACAAGCACAAGCATTACAGTTTGCTCAACTTGATCCAAGAGCACAAGCACAGTATGGTTTTTACCGTGGCGGTCAGCAATTAGGTAATGCCATTGGTGGTGCTTTGGGTGGTCAAGACCCACAATTAAAAATTATTGCTCAACGCCAAGCAATTGGAAGTCAAATTAATTTTGCTGACCCAGAATCAATTATGTCTGGTGCAAATTTAGCCGCTAAATCTGGAGATCAAGCACTTGCCATGCACTTAGTTGATGTTGCAAATAAAGTTGAATCAACATCTTCTCAAACAGCATTGAGAAAAGCACAAGCACAAAAAGCCTTAAATTGGCAACAGACACAAACTGACTCTGCTCAGAAAAGAGCAACTATTTCAACATTGGAAGAAAAGTTGGCTAGTGATCCAGCATATAAACCATCTGCTCAAGAAATTGCTAATGCAAGATGGATTGTTGCTAACGAAAGTAAAACCAAGACTCAGATTGATCCAACGACAGGTCAGTTATATGTGATTGAGGGATTAAATATTGAACAAGCAGCACCAAATATTGCTAATTACTTGAAGCAAACTGGTATCACTTTGCCAGCCACAGATCAAACTGGTCAGGTTGCTCCCGGTGTTAAAGCTGTTCAAACTCCAGCATCTATACAAAAAGCAGCAGAACTTGAAAAAGAAAAAGCACAAAAGTCTGCTGAAGAAGCAAATCAAATTGATGCTATTGGAGAGTTAAAAACTAGAACTGGTGAAGTAAGAAATACCATTGCTGATACTAAAAAATTGATTAGTCCTTACACAACAGGATATGGTTCAGTTTTATCAGTATTACCATTGACTGATGCAAGAACACTTGAAAACAATCTTGAATCTATTAAGGCAGATTTAGCTTTTGCTCAATTGCAAGCACTTAAAGATGCAAGTAAAACAGGTGCATCTGGATTGGGTCAAACAACAAAGAATGAATTTGATGCATTGCAAAGCAGAATTAAGAAACTTGATCCTAAATCAGCAAATTTTGCTAAGGATTTGGATGCGATTGACACTGTTTATGCAAGACTTGAAAAACAACTTGAAACAAAGGCTGGTAGAGTTGCTGAAGTTTCTGCGGCTGGTAAAACTCCTGCGGTAGCACCCACACCAACAGCACCTAAAACAGCACCTGCCAATAAAAACACAGAAGCAATAATTCAAAAATTTATTGATTTCAATGGTGGTAAACCAACTCGTCAACAAGCAATTGATTTTCTAAAGAAAAACGGAAAAATCTAACAAAGGATAAATCATGGGACTTTTTGATGAATGGGAAAAGAATCAAAAACTGTCAGCAAATGAATTGCAACAGAAATATCTTTCTGATTTCAATAAAGGTAGGATTAACTATGCCAATGATTTATCAGAGGGTATTGTCCAATCTGTTTTAGAGTTAGGCGTTAAAAGTGGATTAACACAACAACAAACTCTTGATAAATTTAATGCTAATCTTGCCAAACAACCTAGCAAATTATCTTATGATAATAAAGTAATTGGTGCTCTTGGTGAAATTGTTGGCGAATTGACTATTGCCGCACCAACTTCAACAATGGGTTGGTTTGGTAGTGGAGGCAAAGTAGCGCAAATTTACAAACAAGGTTTGTTTGGTGGTGCATGGGAATACTTTACAAAACCCATGAAACCGGGTGAAGATAGGACGACAGCCGCTACTACTGCTGGTGTGACTACTGCTGGTGCAACTGCTGTTCTTGGTGCTGTTGGTAGACCATTAGAAAAAATCACAAACTTTGATTTCAAAAGCAATATCCAAGCTGTTAAAGACGCTTCTGCTTCTCTTGGTATTACTCCTAACTTATTGGGTGACTTCACTGGTAAAGAGGCGACAAGAGCTGCTGAAGCTGTAAATAAGGTTCGTGGTGGAGAAGTTGTTTCTAAACTAAAAAATAATGTATCTGAGCTTCAGAATGCTTCTGGCAAAGTTGAAAATATGTTTACCAAAGGCAAGCCATATAGTGGTGAAACTGGTAAAAATATTGCTACAGCAGTTCAGACAACCTATAAAAATGCCACAACAGAGGGAAATGCTTTATATAAACAACTTGATTCTGTTGCACAGAAAAATAACATCACAAAGATTACTCCAGAAGAAACGGCTAAAGCTGTTAACAATGTAATTGACCAGTATGGAGACTTGTTTAAAGTTCTTGAGCGTCCTAGTCTTGAGGCTAAATTAAACAGTTTTGGTGGTAAGTTGGCAAAAGAAGAAGTTAAACAGCCAGCAGGATTGCTTGTCAGTGAATCAGGTGCTCCATTGATTCCTGAGATTAAAGGTAAAGCTGAATTTACATTCTCAGATATTCGTAAAGCAAGAGAGGGTCTTATTGATGCCTTGCAAGCTGCCAAACAACAAGGAAAACTTGGTAGTCAAAGTGCTTTGCGAATTAGTGAAGTAATTGATGCAATGGACAAGGATATTGAGCGATGGGGTTCTGCAATTCCTCAGAATTCAGAAGTTTCAACTGCATGGCAAAAAGCTAGGGATTACTGGAAAGGTAATGTAATTCCATTGCGTGATGCTGACCTTGCTGTAAGTATGATTCGTGATCCAAACTCAAGCGAATTAAAGACAGATATTTCTAAACTTGCTGGAAACATAATTTCGGCAGCATCTACTGGTCAAGAGGGTGCTAAACGTGCCGCTGATATGGTTGCTAAAGTTATTGATCCAGAAACCAAAAAAGATGTTGCTGCTTATGCTTTTGCTACCGCTAGAAAAGAAGCAACTGATGCCTCTGGTAACTTTGATCCACTGACATTTTCTAGATTCTTGCAAGAAAGAAAACTCAATTTACAACCATTTGTTGACGAAAATCTTGACACATTATTGAACAAATACAGTTTCCTTTCTCAGGCAATGACTCGTAGTGGTGGCGGTATGGGTGCGGCTGATGAGGCTGGAATGCAAGCAGGTAGAGCCGCAGTCGGTTCTTTGATTGGTGGTGCTCCCGGTGCTTCAATTACATCTGTTCCAACAAATAGAATTTTGGAAGTTATTTCTAGATCAGCATTTGATACATCTGCTGGACGAGCAATTATGCTTTCTGGCAAAACATTAGATGACTTTAGACCGTTAATAACTGGTGGTGTTTTATCTCAACAGAATCCAACAGGTGCTCTTGCACAGCCTGTGACTTTAGAACAACAACAAGTTCCTACTGAACAAGAATGGCAAATGCCTCCTGATTTGCAAGAATCTCCGACAATGCAAATGCCACCTGAACAAACAGATCAATGGCAAATGCCTCCTGATTTGACGACTCCTCCATCAAAAAATGATTTAACAAGTCAAGATCAAAGCCAAATTTTGAATATTTTGGGTGTTGCACCAAGACCAAGTGCAATGTCTGGTATGAATCCTCAGTTGCAGCCTCAGTAAGGACGCAAAATTGATCCAATCAGCTTATTGTTTGCCGCCAATGCTTGTGTTGCAGCAATCAAAGAGGGTTGTGAGCTTTACAAGCAGGTCAAGACTTCCTTTATGGAAGTTAAATCGACAGTTGAAGAA